AAATTATGTCGCTTGAATCTTTGATGTATCCTGTAGATCTATTGGTATCTTTGGTTACTTGATTCCATGTTAAATTGTATTCTGCATAGTCCTGGTTAGGATATTCGCTTAGATAAAAGTTTCTTACATTTTTGTCTTGGAACACAGGTATTATTTGATTTTGTAATACTGCTTCGATATCTGTTCTAGTCAAGAAATTAAAATTAATTTTCTTATCTACTTTTTCTTTAAACAGAACGCCATCGGTTGCAAACAAGTTAGTTGTAGAATATTTTCCTGTTGCATCTATTAAATCGTAATATCTGCTTATGCCAATTGAAGTTCTGTTGATCGATTTTACTTTAACGATTTCTTGACTTATTGCAAGTGGACCAATTGAATAATCTTCAGCAGTTATTAAACGGTTTTGAGTATAATAAGTTGCAGGAGCATTATTTTTTATGCTCTCGATTGTTTCAGTGCTGCTTGCATTAGTTACAGTTGTTTTCAATGACAATACAATAGTCAATGTTTCTGTTCTACCTATTCTACTAATGTACGGTATTCTAACTGTTACGTTAGTGATGTTTGCTGGAAGTATTGTATAATCTTTGTTTGCACTGATTCTGTAATAGATTCTAAACGATCCTTTTGGAAGTGTTCCAAAAATACCATCAGAGAAAATTAAGCTAACTCTATCATCTGTTCGTGTTGTTACTGTGTAGATGTTTTTAATCTTTTTATTTAGATTGTTATAAACAATGTTGTTGCCTTCTACTGCATCAACTTTGGTCCACAGCTCAGTTTCTTGTCCTGCGGAATCTAACTTGTATAACCAAACGTCTGTGTGATTTATGTTAGACGAATCAATGTCTATTGTTTGGTTAGGAACAGGAGAGTCAATTGTAAAATCTCCTCTGTTTAGTAACCCTTGTCTAAAGTGTGCAAAAAATCCTGTTGAATTACTTCCAGGTCCTTGACCGTTATCTCTATAAATGAACGCTAGAGAATTTCCGGGTAGCGGTGCTTCTTCTACTAAGTCGCCATTACTAATTGTTGTACTAACAATTTCGAAGTCTAAATTTGTATTATTAACTGACTTGGAAAAAGAGTATACAGGAGTAGTAGTAGATGCAGAATTGAATCTATATTGTTCTGTAGAAATGCCGCCTACGCTATCCAATTGAATAGGTCTGCCAAAAGTGTTTTGCACTGGCATAGCAGCATTTAAAACTTTAGTAAATTGTTCGTACCAATCGGTGTTTACACTGTCATTCCAAATAACAGTTTTTCCACTTAAATTTCTGCCAGCACTGTCTGTAATGTTTTCTGATGTGGAAACACTTTGAAATTTAAGCAAACCGTTACCGGCTTTATTACGCTGAGGATTATATGAAAGCAAACGTGCAAGTCTTAAAACACTTTCTCTGCGTTCAGCTAATTCGATAAAGTTTTCTCTTGCGTTTAAGTCAACTCTAAACGAAATGTTTTGTCCTAAAAACGCAATTAAATCGATTAACGCAAGATATTCCGACGATTCAATATAATCATTGAAGTCTTCAGGATAGTTTACTCGTAGATATTCAATCATTGTTCGACGTAAATTGTCAAAATCATATGATTTAAAATCTGCATACTTAAAACTTTGATAGATTTTTTTCCAATCTTCAGCAAGTAATAATCTGTTTTGTCTATCTGTAGAAGACATTGGCACGTTCCTTAACTATTAAAATATTTATCAGATTTAAAAAGTGCGCAGTTTTAAAGTAGACCGTTTTCTCTGTCAAATCTAAAAACTAATTCTTCACTTATACTGTAATCCAAGTAAAGTAAAGTACACTGTATTTGTAGTCCGTATTCATATTGATCGACTACTATATTATCAACCTTTACTCTAGGATCATAATTTACAATATCGGTAACGTTTTTTATAACACTCTCTTTTAAGTCGTTTGTGAGAGGTTCAAACAGTACATCCCAAATTATAGTACCAAATTCTGGATTTTCTAATTTTTCTCCCATTCTTATATGAAAATGGTTAACAATATCTTGTTTAATTAGTGCAATGTCACTGCTCTTAAAATCTTTATTGTTGGGATTTACTGTACTAATTCCTTTGTAACTTTTATTAGTAATAGGATTAGAAGCCACAAGCTGCGGTTGTACTTTTAAATTTTTATAAAGATTTTTTTCTAAAGTGCTCATGCTGTATTTATCTTCGCGTATCTGGAGGAATAAACTGTGGTGTTACTGGTGATCTGTACTTTACGTTGGGTCCAGTTGTTGTGCCGGTCGATGCTCTAGTCGTTGTTTGTGAACTGACTAGTACTTCTCTAGCACCTCCGGGAGTCATTACCGTTTGATATTTGCTTGTGATAGTTTTTACGCCTGCAGGAGTACTAACTTGATTAACCTTTGTTACAGTCTTACCGTCAGTTGAACTTCTTCCATTTAGTGCGGTATCAGTTTCACTATCAGAATATCCTCTACCTCCAATGTCATTTGGCGGCGGTAGTCCGTTTCCGGGTATTAGTCCTTGATTTGATGTAGGATTTATTCCGTTTGTCAACATATCTCGTACTTTCCTGCCTGTTCGGAAATCATATCTATTATCGTAAGGATCTGTTTTTTCGTACACATACACATTACTAGGTGTAGGAAGTCTATCATTACCTAAAGGTACGTCGGCTGCTGTTCCGCCAAAGATACGCTGGCCGCCACCGGCAGCAATTTCAGTTTGCATTTTTTGTGAAGTTCCAGTTGGCTGGTTAGCAATGCTACCTTGCTGAATGTCAACTTCAGTAACTGTTCCAGTGCCGCCATTTCTAATATCTGCTAAGTTAGCTAGAAAAACATCTGCGTTGTGATGGGCCTGGTCTATTCCATTATCATAATATGAGTCTCCTTTTTTTCGAGGTTTTCCATTATGTCCTGTCATATCGTACGGAACTGGTACACTTGAAAATACTTGTGCCAGTTTTATACAAAATTCTGCATCAGTGATTGCACCCGATTTCCAGTCTTCTAGTCTTTTATATTTTTTAATATACGCTAAAATTAAAATGTCTTGTACATCTCTGCTAAACTTAGTAGTAGTAGGATCCAATCCAGCAAACTTTACAGCTTCGCGCAACGAAGTTTCTCTAAATTGATATCGTCCACATGCATCTGACCCGTAACCCGACGCCATTCGGCGTTGTTGAAATTCATACAGTTGACTGATGGTACGTTCTGTTATCTCAGGAAAGTTTTGGCCGGAATATACTGCACAATATGGATCTCCACCGGTACCCTCGGACTCGCCCTTTGCACATAGCGTTAGTAATGCTTTTTCTTGTGTTGTAATCTGAACCATTTTTTTCCTTATTGTGGGGTTGATGTTGCAGGCGGCGGACTATCTGGATCTTCTGCTACAGTTTTAGTTTGAGTCACAGGTGACGGAATAACGCCTCTTTCAACATCCCATGCGCCGCGTTCGACTTTTGATGCACTAAAATGCATTGCGTCACTTATTTTTCTCCATTCGCCTCCCCATCCCAATCCGTGCTTGGCTGCTATTGCTCCAGTATTGGGTGGCATGTCAGTCGGTGTAGGTACTCGTTTAGGTTTGTAATACCCGTTGGTAGCAGGATTTATGTCTAGAGCAGCGCCGCTGGCATGAAAACTTTTAATACTTTTTTCACCTTTAACGGGTCTATTTGCGTATCCATACATAACTTTGATGTCATACCCTGTAGCTTCAAGGTCGTCAATAAGCCCTTGGAACGCATCCTTGAATACTAGAGCAACTTGTGCAGTTATACCGCGTTTACTTGTTACAGTTGCAAGAGGTCCTTGATTTGCAGGAGCTGTATCTATGCCGCCACGGGGTGATGATCCATAATCTTCTTCAGATCCAGTTCTACCTAATCCGTATCCTCCGGATCCTTCTACGTAACTTGATGTTTTTCTACTAGACGTACCTCTTGTGAATGTATCTGGTGTTATTATTCTGTCGTTTGACGGAAGTTCTCCACCAAATTCTCTGTCTGTTTCTTCTCGTTTAAATGCCTGCGGATTCATGTTTTCATGCTGTGTCCACGGTTCACGTTGTGGCGCTCTACACAGTATACTTTCATACGGAATTGGCAATTGAGCACCAGGAGGAACATAGGGCAATACATGTGTTGATAACGGCTTCAACGAGAGTGCATTGTTAGGCGCAGTTGGTGAATTACCGCCAATTTTTTGAACTGCAGGTGTAGCATCACCGGCTAATCCGCTGTTTAAGTGTATTTCTCCTGCATCTGCTGCAAAGATACCTGCGGCCTTGATATTAAGATTACTGTCTGCTTGCAGGTATATGCTTTGAGAAGCACTGATACTGGTCTGACCGCCGAGTGCAGAAATATAAACGTTGTTAGGAGCATATATATGAAAATCTGCACCGGGTTGCTGATGTATAGATCCTGTTGCAATGTCAACTATATCACCGCCTGCTGCTTTTCTATACCAACTTTGTCCTGCTGTTTGGTGAAAACTCAAGTCTGCTTTTTGATATATGCTACCGCCCTCGGCGTGCATATTGATGTCGCCCTTTGTAGTAAGTTTAATTTCTCTAGCAACATTAAAGTCTAGACTTTCGCTGGAAGTAAACTGGAAAGATCTTCCTGCAACAATTCTAGTGTCGTACACACTTTCAATATGCACACGACCTGATTCTAATCCGTTAAAACTCTGCGCTCCATCGCTGAATCTTGCAGATGCTTTCATGTTGATGTTTCTACCAGCTTCAAAATTTATATCTCGTTCTGCTGTAACATTCAAGTCATTGTCTGACATGATACTGATACTATCGTCTGCATGTATATCTATTTTGCCATCAGACGTTAACTCGATCCATGCTGTTCCTCGAGAATTGGCAATGTAGATTATATCTTCTGAATTATGCAATAATATTTGATGGCCAGTTCTAGTTCGAAGTCGTATTAATTCGTTATGAGGAATTGTTTCGTCGCCACCAGCTTCTTCGATTAATTTATTTTTATAAACAGGAGGACCGTCACTTGCATGAAATTCTCTAATTAACTTGTCATCGCCGTCGTCCATAACCAAACTACTACCACCTAAACGACTTACATGAATTTCTGCTTCGTTTCCTGCTGTACCAATTTTTGCTCTAGGTGCTCCGGGTCTCTTATCAATAGGTCCAGGAGTGTTAAATCCAAATACTGCACTAGGAATTTCTCTTCTAGCACTAGAACTTGTTAATCCTCGAGCTTCGTCAAATAACAATCCTTGTATTTCTAATACTTGAGTAAAATCTTGGTTATAAGGTTTTCTTGTTAGTGTTGTGTCATCGGGTAACTCAGTTGTAATGCCTTTGTTATACTCGCCTACTGGTAATTTTGCTCCTTGTAGATTGCTAGGTGTTCCTGAAGTTGTTAGTTCTGTTGATGCACGACCGTCAGGTACCATGAAATTCATATGTTCGTCGGGCACACATGCAAACCAATATCCCCGCGATCTGTCTCCTTCTAGAAACATTACTAAAACTTTAGTATCGACATCCGGAGGAACCATCCAGAACCCGTAGCTCTGCTGTGAACTTCTGTAATTGTCGTCGCCTGTTATGTTTGCCAAAGAAGTTACGCCATAAAACGGAGACGCATAGTTTACAATTACAGTCGATTCATCTATGTTTTCGTAATCACCTGCTGAGGTTGTTTTGATAAGTTGTACTTCTAATGCACCCATATACTTTTTGTCTAAAAATCCTACAACCTTTGCAAGATAGGGTCCAGGTGTTAACGGAGGGTGTACTGCGTGTGAAGTTCGAGATGTAACATTCCTAATAGGCTGTCTTGTACTCATAAATTATTCCTTATCTTCGTGAATCTGTAAATTGTTTTATTGTCGGTAACTTAAATGTTCCAGGTCCGCCAGTTGGAAACACAGTCGTAGGCACTTTAGCTGT